ATTGCCTATAATTCGGCTGATACATGACGATCCGACTGTTTTCGAGATGGCTCTCGGAGTTAACTCACACTCGAAAGAGTGGGGGAAACTTCGTGAATATCTCGCTCAGTTTGATTTAGATCGTATTTTTGCTGGTGATTATAAGGCATTCGATAAGATCGTGAGTGCTGAATTGAGTGGTCGATCAGCCTATATTTTAGAGGTGTTGTGTCGACTTGCTGGATATTCAGATTGGCAGGTTGTGGTAGTACGCGGATTGACTACAGAAGTGGTTTACCCAGTTTATGATTTTGTGGGCTTATTCTTTAAAGCCTTGGGTTCAAATCCTTCGGGTCATCCCTTAACCACTATTATCAACGGACTTAATAACTCTTTGTATGTGCGTTATGCATTTTACATGAGGAAGATTAAGAACGGGTGGAAAGTGACGGAAATTCCCTTATTCCACACACGTTCGAAATTGTTAACGTTCGGAGATGATAATATTGGTTCAGTATCACGGAAAGAGAAGGAGTTCGACCATACTGTGATTTCTGAAGAACTTGGTAAATGTGGGGTCACATATACCATGGCTGATAAGATTAGCGAATCTGTCCCATTCGTACCTCTTGATAAAGCAGAATTTTTGAAAAGAGGTTGGTATTGGAATGAAGATTTGCAGGATTATACGGCCAACTTGAGTATTGAGTCTATTGCGAAGAGTCTTCACAATTTTATGTATAACAAGAAAAGTGATGTTAGTGAAGACGAGATTTGCGCCAATGCTCTCCGTGCTGCTCACATCGAATTTTTCTATCACGGACGTGAAGTATTCGATTTACGCAGTGCTCAAATCGAACAACTCATCGAAAAACATGAGTTGCGCGATTATATCGGAATGCTTCCGACTTATCAAGAGTATTGTGATAAGTTTAATGGAATTGATTCCGCAAATAAAATTGCCATCGATTTGGATGGTGTCATGTTACAATAAGTTACCGGAATGTGCTAGGTGTTGTGACATGTTTGCATTTATACACATTTATATTTGCATTATATATATACATATACATACATATTGCATGGGATTTGAGTTGGTCCATGCTCTTAAATAGACTTTGTGTAAATAATAGGAGCGGTAGTTCAGGCTCGAAGTCAATACTGAACGATTCAGAGCTAGCTCGGCTATATGAGTTAGGGGACGAGAGTGCCCCCGTCTCTTTTGAGATGAATAATTTTGAGACCCAGATGGATATATCTGAGGTCACACAGGAGAAACAAAATGTAGCATTTGAGGATAATGCACTGGGAGAAGATAATGTAATTTCCAGTGAGCCCGATCCTTCATACTTGAGCGTTCCTAACCCGAACGCCTTGTTAGGCGAATTTTTGTCTCGTCCAGTGAAGATTAAGCAAATTGCATGGAATCCGTCTACTACTTTATTTGAGACGTTTAATCCATGGGATCTATTCTTCACAAATGTACGCATAATAAATAAGATTGCTGGTTTTTCACTTGTTAGATCGAAGTTACGAGTGAAATTCACAATTAATGGCAATCCATTTTATTATGGCAGAGTTATTGCGACTTACTCACCACTGCCCTCAGCGGATAAACTATATGAGAATCGCTCTTTCGCAGATGAGGATTTGGTGCGTATTTCGCAATTACCCCACGTGTTTCTTAACCCAACGGATTGTTCTGCTGGCGAGTTTGAGTTACCCTTCTTTTGGTATAACTCGTACTTGTCTATAGTTAATGAAGATTGGAATAGATTAGGAACGATCAACCTTCGTTCTTTGGGTACACTTGAACATGCTAATGGTGGTTTAGACCCCATCAATGTGAGTGTATTCGCATGGGCAGAAGATGTTGAACTGTCCATGCCCACTCAAGACAATCCAGGATCCATAGGTCCTCAATCAGGAAAAGGACCTATATCTAAGGCTGCGAGTAGCATGGCTAGTATAGCAGGAAAGATGAAAGATATTCCAGTTATCGGTTCATATGCAACTGCTGGTGAGACTATCGGAAACGCGGTCTCAGATATAGCCAGCGCACTGGGGTATTGTCGACCATTGCAGTCAGACATACCGCATTACCGACCAGCCTATACAGGATCTGTAGCAAACACGAATTCCCCTGATTCAAGTATCCCCTTATCAGTCGATTTTAACCAACAGGTTACAATTGACCCTTGTACTACGGGACTTGGATCGGAAGATGAAATGGCACTGTCGAATATATGGTCTAAAGAATCATATATGTGCACATTTCCTTTTAACCCTGATGACACGAGTGAAACACGATTGTTTTGTACTGTAGTTGATCCTGGAATTCAACGTTCAAGGACGACTGGAGATGGGACAACTGCACGAGAGATGCATAAAACCTCTTGTGCTTTTGCCACACTTCCTTTTCGCTCGTGGAGAGGGTCTATGAAGTTTCGTTTTCAGGTGATTAGTTCGGCTTATCATCGTGGAAGGATTAAGGTGGTGTTTGATCCATCTTTCTCCCAGACTACTGCTGAATATAACACTACATATACGCGGATAATCGATATTAGCGAAGAAACTGACTTTACTGTCACAATTGGTTGGGCTCAAGCCCAACAATATCGACGAATTCTCCATAATCAGTTTGATTCGGATTACTTTCGAACAGATGGGTCTAAAACTCCGTTTGGACCTACATTAGACTATGGAAATGGGGAACTTTCCGTGTATGTTGTCAATTCATTGACGACGCCCAATGACACAGTCTCTCAAAATGTGAGAGTGGCTGTATATGTGTCATGTGGTGATGATTTTGAAGTGATGAATCCTCTTAATAATAATGTGAGGTACATGACTCCAATATCAGATTACGAAACTCAAGCAGGTAAGGATTTACCAGAACACGACAATTCCCAGGTTCTCGTACCAATTTCAGATGCGGGAAACGTCGGATCTATATGCAAAGGAGAGCAGTATCTTAGTATAAGAAATTTAATTAAGCGATACTCGTTCGGAAATTATCTGAGCGGTATTGGTAATTCAGATACTGAAAATCGTTTCGTATACACAGCACCTGCCTTTCCAATGCATTATGGCCGAACTCAGTTTGGACCTTTTGATAATGCACGAATTAGTACGTATGGAAAGAATTTCGGTGCTATCACGACGTTACTGGGTTATTACTCTGTAGCTTTTGCTGGTATGCGTGGTTCTGTAAGAATCAAGGTGGCATCTTTTGGCCAGAACGGAGCAGAAACTGAGAAGATGACGTGCATTACAAGTCGTAATGTCAGTACAACTACTGCTAGCTATTTGAGCTACGAAATGCCAGCTACACCAGTCTCAGCCAGATCTAATTATATGGCGGAAAACATAATATGTGGAATAGACGGGATGACTTTTACACCCGGTAAATTCCAGAATGTCAATGAAGTTCAGATCCCATATTATAGTGAACTGAGATTTTTGTCACCACGTATCCTTAACTGGTATACAGCAAACAACACCACCGATTTGTCCTTCGCGGGGGTGTATCCTGCTTTCCAACATGAAACTTTCATGATGGCAGGACAGGCTGATTCAGCCAATTCGGATAGGTATACCCTGATTGCCTATGCCGCAGGAGATGATTTTGCACTCTTCTTCTATCAAGGACCACCCGTATTGTACGAATATACGGATGCCTACTCTTCGGAGTAGTGGACTGCTATTGCAGATTAATTTTGCATAAGTCATAAAATTCCATGGAGTTATCCCATGGTGAGGTACCCACCTCGGCGAGAGCCAGCATATTTGTTAATTATTATCATAGGTTTTAATTGTAGCTGGTTCGCTACAAGGAATTTTCCTAGATAACAATTTCAATATATGCGACCCCAGGACGCGGGGAGATAACGTATGC